ACCAACCCGTCGATTGCACCGCGCAATCCTCAGCTGATGCCTCTTTGCAAGGTGCTGATTTCGCGCCCTGTATCTGCAATTGTCGCCTGCATCCGGCGCAATTCCCCGTCAAACGCGGCGGTCATCGCGCATGCACCACCCAATGCGTTTTCCAGCGCGTCAATCTGGCCTCCCAGCCCGTCGCGGTCAAAACTTTCAGTCATCGACACTTCCTTTTTCATTGTCTGGGAATGCACTGCTCAACTCATTCAGCCTCGCGCGCGTCAGTGGGGCAGAACCACTGCCCTCACCCAGCATCAATAGTAATTCCGCAGGCGTTAGCCGCCAGAATTCTTCAGGTTTCAACCCCAGCCCACGCAGACCCGCCCGCATCAGGGCAGGCCAGTCAAACCCGCTCATTCATCACTGGCAGCTGGGATAGCAAAGGCACGTGCCAACAATTGCCCGGCCGCCCGCGCAACTTCTAATGGGCCGCCCGCAATCTCGGATGAAAGTAAATCACCGGCCTGCCCCTGCCAGCCACCGCCACGCAGCCCCGCAACAATCAGCGCCAACACATCACGGGTTGAAAATGCCCCGGCTTCAAAGCGTTCCACCAGTTCAACCAGTGTCCCCACCTTCAACCCGGCCTCCAGTTCCGCAAGCGCACCAAGTGTTAACTTCAGCACATAAACCTTGCCATCGATGTTAAGCGCCACCTCACCGGCAAACGGATTTGCCATCCCCTAAACCGCTGTGAACGTCAGTTCACCGGCTGATGCCATCGACATTTCATATGTTGCCTCACCATTATGGGAACCGGAATATTCAACCGAAGTAATCTGAAACGGCCCTTCAACGATGCCAAAATCAGGGATCACCACTTGAAAATCTGGCACTTCGCCATCGAAAAATATCTGACGAGCACGTTCATCGGTCGCCTCGTCCTTGAACACACCGGATCCCGAAATTGCGGCAGACCGCACCCCGGCCCCGCCCAGCAATTCGCGCCACCCCCCCAGGCTTTCCAGCGATGTGACATCGATGCTTTCGGCGTTGAATGAAATCCGCGTGGCGCGCAGCCCCGCAATCGTTTCGAACATGCCACTTGCGTTCATGTCCAGTTTAATCAGTAAGTCCTTGCCGTTCTGGGCAACCATAGCCTTCACTCCATTCAGAAAAAATCAGTTATCTTCAACGCGCGCGCGAAACCGCAAATCGATCCGTCGCGTATCCGCGTCCTGAACCCGATCCGCCTTTGCACGCAGGAAATTCAGCGAAATCAGAACACCGCGCGACAATATCAATGGGGCATCAACCAGCGCGTCTGACACCGCTGCAGCCACATCCTTGGCCGTGCGAAACCCGGCCGCCTGTGACACCACACTAACGGTAAATTCATGTGCCGCCCCGGCGCCGGATTTATCAGATGCGTCTTTCACATCTTCCGGTCCAAGGCTGACATAAGTTTCAGGCACCAGCCCTGCGGGGGAGGCATCAAAAATGTCGCCACCCACCAACACAATCAGCGCGGCATCGCCCAGCAATCGTTGGTATACCGCGCCCTGCAAAGCAGAAGAAACACCATAACTCATGTTGCTACCTCTTCTTTTGCATGGCAGATCAGGTAATGCGCGCGGCTGTCAAACTCTGACACAGCTGATATTCGAAACACGCGATTTCCTTCGCGAAACCTTTGTTCTGGCCTTGGCCGACTAACAGATCCTTCGGGCGCAGCCCTGACGATTATGCGGTAAGGCACTTTGGATAGTGTCACAAATTGCGATCCCGCCTCGCGCCCGGTTCTCGATTTTATTGACGCCCATAACGTACCAAGTGCGACCCAGGTCTCGATATGTCCGCCCGCACCATCCAGCACCCGTTCTGGGGCTTCCAGCACCAATTTACGGTTCAGATGTATCCTGGTGCTCACGTTGCACTTCCACCCAATATCCGTACATTTCGATAGCGCTCGATCAGTGTGGTTACGCCAAAGGGAATGGCGTCATTTCGCGGACCGGTCGCCGAACGGTTCTCGTAAAAATGTGAAGCCAGCAATAAAACAGACAAACCCAGGTCATTCGGCACATCCGACCACAAAACCCCGTACCCGGCGGTGAAATCAATCTCTGATATTCCACCGATAGGGATTGTTGGCAAACTGCCACCCAAAGCCCAGATCTTTGGGCGATGTGTATCCTGTTCTAGCGAATAATTCGCCGGATCAACAACGCTCGTCCCACCGGTGCGATCCACGATCCGCAGTTGATCCACCATATTCACGGGCGCCAGTGGCAACGTCTGGCGGCACGTTTCACGCCATGCGGTCACGGTCCAGGTGTATTGCTTGGAAACCAGAACTTTTCCAATCCGCGCTTCGATCGCAGCGATCGCCGCCCGCAGATAGTTTTCCAGAACGGCATCCTGCGCGCCGTCATCCGTGAACCCGGTACCCAGCAGCAGTTGGTCCTTAAACTCAGCGACCGGGAGCACCGAACCCGGTACCGTGGTCAGCTCAACTAACATCATTAAAGTTCTCCGAAATTTCGACCCCTGGAAGGCAAAACCAGCCAAGCAGCCAGTCCATTAAGACAAATGGGCGCGCGCCCCCGCGTTGCTCGGACGGAGGGGGAGCAGCTAGACAACGCAAGAATCGTGACACGCGCCCACCAGCCCCGCTGGCCTTAACTGACCAGCAGAACTTCATCTCGACACACCATCAGGTGATCGAGAATTTTAGCAGTTTGATCGCAGCAAAATCGCTGACATCACCACCAACACGCTTGGTTGCATAGAACAGCACGTTCGGCTTGGCGCTGAACGGATCGCGTAGGATGCGCAGATCCGGGCGTTCAGCCACGGTATATCCGGCTTCAAAATCTCCGAATGCAATCGCCGCACCGTTGCTGTCCACATCGGGCATGTCTTCGGCGACCAGAACCGAATACCCCATCAGACGGGCAGGCTCAGCCGCTGCAAGGCCATCAGACCACAGGAACCGACCATCGGCATCCTTGAGCTTGCGAACCCGACCAGCGGTTTTGGAGTTCATTACAAACGAAGCATTGGCAGGATACTGCGCCCCAAGTGCGTAAACCAGTTCGACAATCCGGGCAGCGGATCCGAAATCACCGTCCACGCCTGTTGGAATATACCCAAGCGAACCCCAGGCCCAGGCGCTGTCATCCACCTGTGTATGTGTCATGATGCCTGTTGGCTTGTCCACACCGTCACCACTGACAAACGCAGACGCTTCGGCATGTGCGAACTTGTCCGCAATACGGCTTGCAAGCCAACCTTCGATGTCAAACGCACTGTCATCCAGCAGGCGCTGGCTGGCCTTTGGCAAGGCTGACAATTCGTAAAGCGGGATCGAAATGCGTTCGATCTGCGGCGTTACCGTTTCCCCGGTTGCTGTTGTTTCATCGGCCCAGCCTGATCCCAGATCCGTGTGGTCGATCAGCACGTCGTAAGAGGTTGCATCTACATTCACCACATTGGCGATCTGGCGCAGTGACGCAGTTGAAAGCAATACTGAATTCACTGCGTCTGCGGTTTGTGGATCCACCAGATAACCACCATCCCCGGCAACCGCGGTGTTCATCGCTTTGCCTTCCAGTGTAAGGCCGCGCAGGGCGTCATCATCACCAGAACGCACATAGGCCTCAAACGCCTTTTGATGCGGGGCTTCGGCATCAGCAGAAGTGGACAGGGCCGGACGACCCAATGTTACAGATTTCCGATCAAGCATAGTCAGTCGCTCTTCCTGTTGTTTCAAACTAGATTTAATTTCGTTCTGAAAGCCTTTGAGATCGTGGATAAAACCAGTCATTGCGGCTTCCAACTCATGTGCCGGGCTCAGGCCATCAGACATACCTGTCCCGGCCGAGGTTTTGGTCTCGGTTTTGTTCATAAAACAGTCCTGTTGTCTTAAGGTTAGATCGCTGGCCCTAGGGTCGCGCCAGCATATGGCGCGCGTTTGTTAGAACCACCGCCAGTTCACGCCAGGCCGCATCCGTAGGCGCCACGCCTTTGGCCCCGACCCGGGCATTGCAAAGCATCGGAAACGTGACCAAAGACACTTCCCAAAGCTCCAGTTCCGACAACAATCGTTGCCCGTTCTCATTCTTTTGTGCGCGAATTGTGCGATAACCGATCGACAGGCCGTCAATGGCCCCCGCCCCTATCAGCGCCATCGCTTCACACCCCTTGGCAACATCGCTCAGCAAACGACCCTTGACATACAACCCCTTGTCGTCTTCACGCACGTCCTCCCACACACCAATGGGTTGCGCCGGATCATGTTGCCACAGCATCTTGACGCTGCCACC